TCTTGCCACCCTTGTTGCGAAATAGATGCTGACCAAAGAGGCCAGCTTTCTTTGTATCTCCAATAAACTTGAATTGTTTATCTTTGAAACGCAGCTTTTGTGCGACTGGGCTGCCTGTACTATCACGATACGTTGCAATTTGTACGGCTTCGCCATGGTAGTCGCCTAATGTGTAACCATATTTACGGCATGTTTCTTCACTTATGCCACGCCTTGGTAAGGCTTGTGCTTCCCCAAAAGGAAGTAAATCTTGATTCATACGTGTTCCACTTGGTTTTTCTTCTCCATCACCTCTGGTTCTTGTGGTGCAAGAGAAACAATAGGTATGCCCATCGCTATAGATGGCTCTGGCATCAGAGCTACCGCACGACGGGCATGGTTCTTTGCGTAGATATTCGCTTTCGCTATCCAGCAAATGAGTAGACCGCATAGCGTGAACCACTTGGTGCAGTTCGAAGGGTGCTATGAATGTCATGTCCTAGTTTTTTCAAATCATAGATAACAGCAGCTAAACGCCAGATGTTATAGTTTGATTGCGCCTCAAGTGGTGAGATTGAGCCGTAGTTTTCAAGATGGTATTTTACTTTTTGCAATTGTGTCATTGTCAATATTCCTATTTGTCAGGTGTAAATGAAAAGACCCACCGAGTGGTGGGCCTGTAGTTTTAAATTGTTGGGATGATTTCATCGGTTTCATACCAGTGACCTGCATCAAAGTTTGGGCAGGTCTTACCCTTGTCGAAATCAACGTGGCCTTTGACCGTAGCAGTTGGGAATTCTTCAGCGATTAGTTTATCTATTGTCTCTCGCAAGACAGCCATTTGCTTGTCGGTATAATTGATTTCGGGATTGGGGTTATCTTGGCGCATACCTCCGATAAGGCATATGCCCACAGTGAATTTATTTTTTCTGCGAACATGTGCGCCAGCTCTATGTAAGGGTCGTCCAAACTCCAGTGTGCCATCACGTTTAATTACGAAATGATAACCACACCCTAAAAACCCACGTTCTCTATGAAGACGGTCAATTTGTCTTGCGCCTATATCCATAGATGGGGGTGTTATTGAGCAGTGAACGACGATATATTTAACGTCTTCCTTATTCATTGAGCCAACTTTCAGGCACTAATCCTTTGGCGTATTTGAAGCCATGCTTCTCACACCATTTGCCATATGTTGTTGATGATTGTTTTGAAATTTTGGTATTCGGGTTGGAGAAAACCATACGAATATCAAGGTGAGGATGCTGCGCTTTTACGAGCAACATCTTTTGGCGGTCTGCGGTAACAAACCTGCCCTTACTTTCTACTACGATTACTGTACCGCTCTTGGTGGTGATGTAGAAATCTGGTGTATAATGTGCAGTGCGTGTTGGAACTTGGTATGCAAGTCTATGCTGTTCATACTCAAAATTCACGCCTTTGCTATGAAGGTCTGAGGCCAGACTTTCTTCTAAGCCTGACCTCCATCCATTCTTTATTGCTCTTGCTCGTAGTGCAGAACGGGCGGGTGATACCCTCCCAGTCTTAGAAGTCAGCTGCAGTATCCATTTCATCTGATGTGAAACTGTCTGTGACTGGAGCTTTTTCTTCAGCTTTAAATCCATCTTCATCATCAAACATTGAGACAACATTGCCATTCATTGGTGACACAAGATTTATGATTTGTACTGCTTGTGGACGTAGAGCTAGACCAAAAGCCTTATTGGTAGACATTGCATAAGGTATGACAGTGGCAGCTATCTTAACTTCAGAGCCGCCTCCGATTTGTGCATCTGTTGGTGTGCGAGACGCATCTACAATAGCAACTTTCATGTCTATTGAACGCCCATCGTGGGTCTGTATCTTTGCCTTCTGCTTAAATTTGAAAAGATAGTAACCAGTAAGATTACCTTGGTCGTCTATCTCTTCCTCATATGGTGTGGTGACATTGAAACGTGATAACTTTGGGTCACGCTTTATAGATGCTTCTTTGTATGTCTTTAAGATTTCATCTAATTGTTTGATAAGAGGAGCAGCATCTTCCGCTTCTACTTTTAATGTCACTTTGTATTCACCATCTGCGTTGAACTTAGTGTCTGGCTTGTTGAGCCATGGGTAGACACATGTTGCTTTTGGGGTAACGATTTTAATTTTTTGTTGAGCCATATAGCTTCCTTATTGATATTTTTGGATGTCCACACCTGCTTCAAGTAGTTTGGTAAGAGTATCTATTGGGACGGGATGTCCATATTTTATTAGGTACTCAGCAAGGTGGAGGTGTATTGTTATTAGTGGTTGCGCCATAGAAATCCTTTCACTAGCTATGGTGCAACCATCAAGAATCTAATCAACGGTGAATATAATTATGCAAAGAAAAATTCACTGTTTCTTACGTCTGTCAAATCTAACGACCCCTTTGCAGGTGGCATTGGTAAGACTGTTTCTGTCAGCAGTTGCGTCTGCAGACGGAACAACTCAAATGGGTCATTGGCTACATAAAGGTCAATGAATGCCTCACGCAGACATGCACTCAACATTGGAATGTCACACGCATGACACCCAAAACTGTCATGTATCATTGCAAAATGTGTCACACCATTTTCACGAGCTAAGTTTACAGTCATACGCAGATGGCAGCTGTCTAGCGAGTGAACAACATTTGGAGAGATACCATTTCTTTGACCCCTTTTATTCATCTTATCCATTAGGTCTTCTCTTAGACCTAAATAAACTATCTTCTCTCCTAACTTGGTTTTGATACGTCTGATTTTTGTTTCAGGATAGCTCTGCATTACAGGAAACCCATCAACAGTTGTCCAGGATATGGGTAGGTTTTCTTTTGCCAAGATGCTTGCGCAGTCTTGTAGCCATGCCATACCATCTTTAGCTGCTATTACCGTTTCATTAATGCTGTCCCAGATATGTTTTGCCAAATACAACGCAGCTTCAAACTCTAACCCATCCAGTGGTGAGGTATATGACAGGTCTTCTTGTCTACGTTTTGCATCTGTTTCCGAGATATATTCAGATAAGAATGTTCTTCCTGAGTATAGTGTCGAGCCATAAACCCTGCACATTGTCATGCGCTTGGCAGCCTTACGAGACAACCCATAGTTCAAACATGCTTGCGCTATATTATCACTATCACCACCTAAATCAGCAGTAATTTTGACTATCGCAAGGTCGATGACCTTTTGGTAAATGTCCTCTGGTTCATTAGATGGCATAAGATTTACCGCTTGTCCCCCAATAGGGTCACGCAGAGCAGCAGAGAAGTGTTGTAAGCCTGAGCAAGACCCATCTTTTGCTATAGGAATATGCGATATATGTTCTAGTCCATGGCGTTGAAAGCCATTCCACTCATAACAGAACGCTAGAAAACACCACGGGTCATCGGCTTCTTTTGCCCACCACAAGTCTTCAAATGGGTCAGTAGCAACTTGAAGTATGCGTTGCGTATTTTCTTCAACCCAATCAATACGCTCATCCATGCTACATTTATCATACCCAAAGCAGTTTGCACCATGAACCGCTAACTCATAGGCTGCATCATTAGACCCAAGTGGCTTACCAGCTGCAAACTCTAACAAACCTTTGGCTAATGAGTTGCCTTGTGGGTTGAGATACATTGGAACTGGGTACGCCCTACCCCTCCAATCCAACGTATGTGGAAAGTAAATTGCCTCATATTGTTCAAATCTACCTGCAATAGATGCAATCTTAGCTGTCATAAGACGCTTCGATTTTAACGCAAGGTTTTGCTCATAGACAGTTTTGGCTTTTTTCTTCCAGATTTTGAATTTGAGCTTCTCATCATCATTCAAATCACTTGAATCACGGTCTTTGGTAAGTGGTGATGGTGGTAATGGAATATCCTCTCTGCTTGGTAACCCTGCCACGGGTAAGTTTTGGTCATGCATTTGCGTAAACACGTCCAAAACAAAGCTGTTTACACGCCAGGGTGTGCGTTGGATTGTATTGACGGCATCATAAACAGCAGCCATTTCTTGTGTATTACCCTGTAAATCCTCAAGGTAATTTCTAGCTTGTGGATTATGTCGTATCTTAATGAATGGAAGTTGAGGTGTATAATATGTGAGATACCCCCCACTTTTTGGTGATGTCCAATCTTTGGGCGGTACAACCATCGGAACATGTATTGGATTTAACATCCCCGCTACATCTTTGTTCTTTTCAATGAACTCAACGACAGCATCCGTTGCTTTAAGATGGATGTCAGTTTTATTCTTAGCTCTAAGAACACGAACTTCTTCAACAAAGTTAGTGGCCTCTATAAATATAGACACCATCTTCATACCTACATGCAGCTTCTCTTGCTTTGACCATGTTCGCCACGTTTCACAGTAACGATTGTATGCAGCCACAAAGGTTTCACGTTTACGTTTACGTGTTGTCTCTGTTTCAGCTAGTATCTTTTTAAAGAGATGTGGGTGTTGCTTATCAAAGGATTGATACCGTAACTCATCTTCACATGCCTGTCCTATTCTCACGGCTACGTCTTGAATGCGTGTATTGGTAACAATTCTATCTATTATGACACGGCACGTTAAGTATGCCACAACATCAGAATTGAGTTTATCAATGAATTTAAAGGCAATACTAGCGTTCATTGCATTGCCTTTTTTAGCTGCTTTTTTCTGTGCATTCAGAATATCTAAAATTGGTTCTATTGCTCTTTTTAATAGAGCTGTTCCAAAATACGTGGAAGATTGGTCACCACGTTGTATTTTTGCGTTTAGTTCCTGTTCAAACCGCTGAATGGTAGCGGCCCTGCTCTGCTTCTCGATTATTTCTTGTGTCATATATAGGTCTGTACTCATGCATATCCTTCTTTTTGTTTACTATGCTTGTATTGAATTGTGAGAACTGGTAATTCTCTAGTGCAACCTAATTATTGATTAGCACTTTCTATAATATATCATTGACGATTAGATTTCGAAAGTGACATTTTGTTACTCCAACTGTTACCAAACGGTAAAACGAAAGAAGCCCATGGGATTAACCATGAGCTTTGTAGTTTTATCTATAGGGGTACTTAAATAGCGTCACATGCTTTCTTGGCTTGCTCTGGCATCAGCTTCACATATTTCTCTGTTGTTTTTAATGTTCGATGCCCCATCATCTTAGCAATGACAAAGCTATTAAGTCTCACCTCATTTGCCATTCGTGTCGCAAAGGTATGTCGTAGACTATGAAAGACATAGTTTTCATCACCACCAAGTAATTTATCACGCATCCCATCCCATGTGCTGTAAAATCTCCAGCTCTTGTAGTAATTATCTGGCTGGTTATTGAGATTTAGAAGTGCGTATCTGGCCTTATCATTGAGATAGACTATTCGGTCATCCCCATTTTTTGTATCCAACAGCTGCGCATTCCAATCACCCTTATTATCTTGGTAAACATTATTTGGAGTTATGGAACGTATCTCACCTAACCTCATACCAGTGTTAGCTGCAATGAGAACAAAATCTGCCATCCATGTATTTTTCTTTCCTGTTCTGAAATATTTTACGATTTCATCAACTTGTTCAGAATCAAAATATGTCATTCTATGGGTGTCATCGACCCTCTTCCAAGTAAAGTCTGGCACTCTGTCTATGTCTTGATTTTTGTAGGCTTGCTTGAAGACCTTAATAATCATCGCACAATAATGATTGGCAGTATTATTAGTAAGGCCACATTCTTCAGTGAGATAATCTAAGAACTTGTGAATGTGTCTTGGTTTGTAGTCAGCAATACTACGAGTTGAGTAATCAGCAAATTGTGAGAACTTCTCAGCTTTCCTAATCGACTTAACCTTGTGGTCATTATGCCATAAACGACCTGCTTCTTCTAACGTGTAGTCTAAAAATGATACTGTTTGTGTTACTTCCATGGTTATCTCCTAATTAAGTTAAGTAAGATAAACGCCTGGATTTTTCACTTTTTGGCTGGAAATCCCCTGCGGAAACTCCAACATCCCCAGCGGTTTTCGAGGGGATTTGTAGTGGTGGGCGACCCTGGAATCGAACCAGGCGTGCGTCTCCGCGAGGGAGTTACAGTCTAGCGCAAGATAACCACTCGAA